CTGAGATGTGGCCCAGGTCCGAGACAGTCATCCCGAACTGGTTCATTGTGGACATGGCCATGCTGGCCGAGTCACTGAGATCGTAGTTGGTGGCGGTTGCCAGGGCCAAGACATCTTGCAGATCGGCGGCGCTGGCCGATGCTACATCGAAGCCTCCTGCTGCCAGATTGGCGCAGGCCTGGGCGATCTGCGTAGGATCGAAGGCATTCGTATTGAGCTGGCCGAGTTCGTCAGCCAGGCTCATGACGTGCTCCTTCACAGAGTCGAATGCCTGGGAGGTCGTCTGGCCCGACTTCTCGGCGATGGCCGACAGATCCATCTTGGAAGCAGCATCAGCAGCAGCAGACTCAATGTCCATATAGGACTTGACGCCAACGGTGGCGACACCTGCCAGGGCCACGCCCGCTGCCGTGACTCCGGTGGCCAGGGCCGAGCCAATGGCAGAACCGGCGCTCTTGGCCTTGCCTTCCATAGCGTCCACTGCTGACGAAAACTTGGACTTGGCGGAGCTGAGGCCAGAGTCTAGCTTGGAGTCATCCAGGCCAAGGGTCGCGTACGCGCTGCCGACTTCTGCAGATGGCATTATAACACCTATAATATATTTCTAAGCAAAGCTACGTTCATTGTCGATACATTTAAAAAAACTCAAGGCTGCAAAGACATCAGGTCTTCGCGGGCCTCTTTGTCTGTGGCCGGAAATTCCCGCTTGGCGGGAGGGGCGTTGTGCAGAAATTTGGAGAGAGCTGGATACTCGGACGGCTTGTGATAGGCTATGCCAATCCATTGGCCGAGCTGCCAGAATAGAGTTGTCCTTTCGTCTTGCGCTCTATTATGTGCTTCCAGCTTCCAATTGATTTCAGGAGGTGTGGTGTGGAGGTAATCCTCCGCACTCATCCCCAATAGGCCTATACAGGCATTTGTGGTTTCTCGTTCCCACTCGTCCCAGGTGACTCGGCGGCGAGCTTCGCCTTCGCCCTGGCCTCCGCCAAGATCCTGGCCTCGTAGATCCTGGCCAGCTCCTCGACTTTCGTCACCTTCTCCTTCTCGGCATTCTCCGCCTGTATTGCCTCGCCCTTCGCACGAAGCTTTTTTCCGGATGCTCCGATCACGTTCAGGCTGATTGCCTCGGCTAGCAATTCCTGCAGGGCCTCATACTTCTCTCCGGCGTCAGCTTCGCCCTGCTCCAAGTATTCCTGTCTGAGATCGGCGGCCTTGTCGAAGTCAATCTTCTCATAGCCCGAACCAGCCCACTCTAGCCCTATCTGGATGAGATATGTCTGTACATCCATATCTCCAAGGAAATTCAGGATGTCCATAGGACTGCCGAATTGTACGATCTTCCCGAGACCGAATTTCTTAGGCGCATTTTTTCTTATGTCTTTCTGCTGCTTGTTCTCGTATCTCAGCTCGTAGGACTTCAGTCCAACCACCAATGATGTAGATAGCATATTCTTAGCTCCCTCTTAGTTTCTACCAGGCCGGTAATTTTTCCGTGCCTTAAAAATTAAAATAACGATTCAATATAATATTGGAGGGAGCCCGCTCACCCGGAGGATCATTGCGGGCTCGGCTCAATCGTCCGTTTCCGGACCGTGCCCTACCTCGATCAGGGTCGTTCCCGCTGGTTCTCCGATAGCGGAAACGTCTTTCATGCGTTTGGCTCTCTCCTCCAGCTCGTCAACGGTCGCGTGCTCTTTTCCACAATGTGGGCATATTGTAGTCATCATTCCCTCCTACACAGTATGAAGTCTCAGCGCCCCGGTTCCTTCGAACGTGACATCCGATTCTACCAGGGCTTCTAGCTTGCAGTCCGGCGACAGTCCGGACATCACGCCCACACCTTCCAGCTTCGCCACAGTGCCTGTCATGATATCCAGGTACATCACGCAGAGGACCTTTGTGCCGAGCTTCGATATCTCGGCAGAGTCTCTGCCGCCGGACAGATGGGTATGCGCCACGGCCCCGACCTTTCCAGATCCATCGTTCCCTGCCGGGTAGGTGAGCGTCCACAGTGCCGATAGCGTTGGATCGGTTTCGACCGCCGTCTTAACCTGGGCTGCTGTGGTCGTGGCCGCTACATAGGTCACAGTCGTTACGTTTGCCGCTCGGACGACTGACAGCGATCCACCTGCTACATACTCAATGGCCTCTGCATGGCCGCCGAGGCCGGGATCATTCCACTCCCACTTCAGCTCGGCGTTCGCGGTTCCGATGGTGGTCGTGAGAGACGCCTTCGCATAGAAGAAGTGTCTCTGCACGGACATGCTCCAGCCTTTCAGAGTCGCAACGAACTCCTTCCAAGCAGCAGCACTGTTCAGAGTTCCTGAGAATGTGGTGATGTCCTTCGTGTCGACTTTCAGGTCGGCCTTCACGCCGTAGGCTCCGCCCAATGCTTCTATGGCGAAGTACTTGAAATCGGTCGTCAGCGTCCCGGCAGGAGCAGCCTGCAGCGTCACGTAGCCGCCCGCATAGTCGATCCTGGAAGGCACTATCACGGTGACGCCATCGTAGACGACTACCGGCTGATTGGGGTCCCACATGGCTTTCGTCCGATCTGTGACGTAGTACTCCAGAGTCGAGCCCACCTGTGTCATAGGCGCGCCGGTGGCGGCCACGCTGACCGCCTCCTGATGAGCCCCCCAAAAGCCTGCCTTTTTGCCTGCAATAATAGTCATTGCATGCCCTCTACGTGTATGTCAATGCGCCCGTGCCCTGGAAAGAGAAGCCACCGCCCTCAACCAGACCGTCCACAGTGGCGGCCGGGGATACGCCGGTGAAGATGACGCTGCCGCTCAGGTAGTGGGTGGCGTCCAGGTAGAGTTTCACTGCCGTTGCCGCCCCTCCGATGAGGTTGAACATGGCTAGCTGCCCATTGGTATCTGTCATGTCGAGGCCCACCGGGTCGATGCTTCCTTCCCAGCCTTTCAGGGTGGCAAGATAGGTCTTCCATGCGGTGGAAGAATCAGTAGCCATCGGAGTGGTCTCTTTTGTATCGGCCTTCAGATTGGCTTTCCAGCCCTTGATCTCGGCTACGAAGTTCGCTCCGAGAGTCACTTTTCCAGCTTTTCCAGCAAGTACCGTCATTGTATTTCACTTCCTCAAGTTAGTCCGGGCGTTCGGATGGCCCGGAATTCGATACTGAAAATATGCAAACTGTTTTCATCCGTCCAATAATCCGGCTGCCTGCCGTCCCAGGTGACCGAAATGCAATTGGCCACCGTGCCACGATGCAAGAGGGCAATGATCGCACGCGCTCGTGTCTCCGCGGTCGCGAGATCGGCATCACGTACCTGAATCTGGATGTTCGGGCGGGCGATGTCAGCAGAACCCGACCCATCGGAAGAGAAGACCAGATCGGCAGATCCGCCGCCCGGAATGATGCAGATTTGTGGGATGGTCGAGCTGTCGAAACGGTAGGCCCGGAGGTTCGTGTAGCCTGCCGCGGTCAGCACGGCAGCGATGTCAGAGGCGAGTGTCATCGCTCCCTTCCCGGCCAGTACAGCCACGGCCTACTGAAGTACAGCAGCACCAAGAGGATGAGCAGCATGAGGCTGCCCCTCGCTGCCTCATCGTCCATCATGCGGCCTCGGTGCCGTTTTCAGGAACGAGCTTCACTGGCCCGACGCTGGCTGGCAGGGCATCCGAGAACGACGCACAGAAGCCGAGCCAGTCCTCCGGCGTCTTGATCTCTTCAGAGATATTCAAGTACGACCGGAGGACATACTCGCCGACCGCGTCCATTTCGGCCTCAGTGACGGGCCTGCCAGTCTGCCCGTTGATTATGCGCCCTCTGAAGGTCGCATTGCCGTCCATCAGCACCAGGGAGTCCAGGCTCTGCACGCCGGTTTCCATGCTCACGGTAGATTCACCGGACCCCGCGAAATCACCGGATATTTTGGTGGCCTGGTAGGTATGCTTGTATCCGGCCCCGGACGCCTTCACTACATACTGATCTTTGTATCCGCCACCCGCCCCGGATACGATGAAACTGGTTGAAAATGTTTGAGCACTTTCATTCTTCCAGTTCCGGCTCATCTCGTAGGCGATCGCTCCGCCGTCACTCATGGCTCTGTCAGAGGCCGATTTGCTGTAGCTGGAGTGATCGAATTGGCCGATCCCTGAGAACTTTTCCTCGATCACGTTGGCCTGCCCGGACTCGCCGATAGCGATAATTGCCAGGATGAGGCAGAATATCGCCAAAAAGCATGAAGCGTAAAAGTATTTCCTGATATCCTCAGGAGAAAATATTTTCATTCTGCCTCCGTCCGGCAGGACTAATGATTCTCAATAGCGTTCTGGCAGGAGCGAAGAGCCTCACGGGTTTGCTGAAGTTCGCTCTGAAGCTTCAGGTTTTCTTCTCTCGTTTTCTGTAGCTCTTCGGTGAGTGGCCCCACCTCTCTGAATCGCATTGCCAGCCAGCAGAACGCCAGGGCCAGCGCAACGAGGGCGACGATAGTCCACATTTAGCCCACCTTCTCTTCAGGCTTCGTGGCCTCTGCCAGACTGGATTTCATACAGAGGATAGTCTTGAAAGTCGGGCTGAAGTCGCCTATATCTGTCCAAATTTCCTGGGCCTTGCTTCGCAACTCCGGTACCTGGTAGGCGCGGGCCACGAAGTCAGCCACGTCACTGATCAGCTCCTTGGCAGCATTCCATTTGGCACTGCCTTTCTGTATTCCGAGTCCGGCTGCGACTATTGCTATCAGCGCGCCTCCGACCTCTAGCCCCTGCGTTATGTCGATCTCCATATCATTACCTCATGCATCGAGCCAGTGCTCGATAGGATTTATTTTTGACATTATTATGAAAAAGAGATTATTGTTGTATGTGCTTCTCGATGGCTGCATTGAGCTTCCCGGCGTGCATTTGGACACTATCTCTCAGAAATCCGGCTTTCTGCCCACCCCGGTGCTGCAATGAGCGGTCCATCTCTTGCCTGTAGGCGTAGTCCTTGGCCGGACCTCCGCATCCGAGGTAGCAGACGCCCTTCGCGTCATCCCTTTCGACGCCTATCGAGCCTCTCAATGTTCCGCCCACTCGGCCATCGCTATACTGCCCTACTGGACAATCCTGGCGAGCCTGGGTCATCATGGCAGTGCGGGCGACCTCTTCCACTCCATCCAACGCCTTCGTCTTAGTGGACTTCAGGAAATTGGAGTGGTCCCAGTGGATTTCGGCCATAGAGATATATCCTAAGAAATGCTATTCATGGCCATGATACTAACGAAACCCACGGCGCATGGGATTGAGATTGAAGAGACGCCAGACTTTACTCGTGATTTGAAGAATGTACCTTTCTTTCAACCAGTGACTCCAGTGATTATAGCATTGCAGAGACATGAATCAATACAGGCGAGAAGAAACATGCTCAAATCAATTTTAGGATGTGATGATAACGAATTGGATGAGCTTATCCAGTCCGAACAGATCTATGTATAAACAATAGTCGCATAGGCCCCGCCCTCCTCATCAGGCTCTTTCGCTATGAGCTTGATCGGCGGGTTTGCTCCACCATACGTGATTTTCGAATCATAGCCCACCGATGGCCAGCCATCGAGATAGATCTGCAGGGAGGAAACGGCAGCAGTGCCGTTCTTGTCGATGATGTTCTTGACCTGCTCCTTGACATGACAGGCATAGGTCACCGCTGCTGAATATGTCGGACCATATAGGCCCGTGCTGCTCACCGCCTGGATGGAAACGGACTGAGCCGTCTCCTGGGGGAAATCCGCTGCTAGACTCATCCCTCTCCTCTGATGATCGTCTTCCGCCTGACCGTTCCCACTGCTATCTGGTTGAGCTTCTCATCGCAGATGCTCCGCAGATAGCGGATATCCGCCTCGGGCCAAGTATTCATCATGGACCGCCAATCGATGTCACTCGCTCTCATCCCAATCCGGCCTCCCTAGATCCGTGTGCTCCAGCTCCGGGGGATATCCGGCTACATCTGCCACCTGCCCGACTTCCGGCACCGTGTAGCTGAAGCCCTCTCTGGCGGCCTCATCTTCCAGTGTCGTGATGACATTCAGCATGGCTTTGTGTCGCTGGCTTCGGGATGTTTTCAGGCCGTCTATGTCCTTGTCGAACTCGCGTGCGAGCTTTGCCGCTGCCGCTTTGGCTGCCTTCAGAGCGCCGCCAACAAGGTCATTTCCGGCCTGTACATAGTAGAAAGCAATGGCCTCGTCTGAGAGGATCGGATCGGTGGCAACATCCACATCCCCGATCATATCCCTGATCTGGTCTCGGACTAGAGAGAAGTCGGCAGAGAATGTGTAGGTAGGCGCAGTCATATTCGCCCCGTCATAATCCAATCAATGCCATCTGAGGTGAGCACTATCTGATCTCCTGTGAACTCCAAGGCGATCGAATCATAATCCACATCATCAACGAAATTTTCAGATGCGTGCGGCTGAATGGTGACGATGTTGGCCGATGCGTCTATCTTTTTCACCAATATTTTTTTTCCCACTGCAGCTACAGGATCGGGCATCGTGAGTGTTATTGCACCGGCGGTGGCATCCGTCAATACCAACTTTTCGCTATCGGTGGGATCGGAGATCGATGAGGTGGACGTTTTCTGATCGATATCAGCAACAAAGGCATCGAAATTGAAAGCCTTTCCGCATACAGGACAGTGACCAGTTGCCATATTATTCCTCACGTCGTATAGTAGTAGCTGATGCCTTCACCGCTGTTGTCGGCATCGAGGTAGATTTCTGAGAGATTCACATTGCCACATGGCAGAATCCCGCCAGGGGGGAGCTTCAATCCGGTTGTACTATCCACTGTGGAAGGGCCCACATAGATATTTCCTGCATTGTCGGGATTAGCCGCGATGATGAGATTCCGAGCGCCGATGTTCCCGCCCATGGCCGCCTGCGTTCCTGCTGTCGTAACGGTCTTCGCGCCGGATACTGGAGTTTCCCCACCAGCTCCGGGCAAGCGCGCCACGATTTCATCATATATCAGTTTAAAAATATTATTAGCATTTCTACCAGGCATCCGAATCACTCCAGTTTATTATCACAGTGAAAAAATAATAACCGGCTCTAAGTCCGGTCCCAATACCAAATATCGAGTTGGTTGTCAGTCTCGTTCGTCCCAGCAGCCTTCACGAGCTTTCCCGCGCCCACGGCGTACTCGCTGGTTCTGTCGGTGATGGTAGCTACGGCAGCCTTGGTGGCCTGAGCATGCACCGATATCAGCTCATCTCCCACTGCCATGCCGGTGACAGTGACATCAGTAGCGGCGGCGGTTCCATCCTTCAGGACGTGCTTCAGAGCAGCGGCCTTGATCTTGACGCCCGATGCTCCCACTACGAGAGACGCATCCTCGGCCAGCACGGCGGCGACTCCCGCCGAATCGGTGAGGCCATTTCCAGTCATCAGCCCAACGACATCAGCGAACGCATCCTTATGTGGCGCGCCGGCAGCGTTCTGGGTGAGGAGATAGCCGGTGCCGGGCACCAGGGCCTCATCGGTGGGGTCCACCTTCAGGACGCCGTCCTCTTCAGTCAGGCCGGATTCGTCCTGAGATCCGGCCGCAGTCTCGCCCAGGATCTTCAGTACGTTGGTCAGGGTGGCGATCTTGGAGCTGTCGTCGTCCGAGTCTACCAGGGCCACGGAATCAGCCATGACGGGCGTATCCTTCGCGGTCAGCTCATTGAGATCCACATCGAGAGTGCCGCCGGAGCCGGCCGCGAGGCCGACTCCTGCATGACGCCCCATGAGGCTTCTTGGTCTATTGGCCATGAGACCTCAGTTGATTCCGATCGGCACTATGAAGTCATTGGTGTGCATCTCGATGCCTATCCAGCCGCCGATCTCTGCGTAGATGTTCTGCCCCTTCTGACGAGGGTAGTTGGCATCTACATTGTAGTCCTCCGGGATCACCAGCTCGGCAGCCTCAGCGGACTTCAGCACGAGATAGACGTAGTTAGCGGGGAAGTAGTCGCTCTTGACCATCCAGCTATTATCGCCTGCCGGCCTGCCGAAGATCCGTGGCCCGATCTTGTCAGCGAAGATCTTTCCGAGGTCGTCTTCCTGGAGAAGATAGTTCATGTAGGCCGGGCGGCCAGCAAGGTACAGAGTGCCGATGAGATCCGGATCGATGTAGTTAAGGGCCTTTCGAAGATCGTCATAGGGGTCCATGACGGCGTCCGTCTCGGACCCGTCCCACGCACCGGCATTGGTGGCAGAGGTGATTGAGCCCAAAGAGTTGGCTGCTGATGCACCAACCAGACCAGTAATGCCCAGGGTGCTGTCACCGTTGATGATGGTGTAGTTCTCGCGCCTGAGGCATTCCATCATGGCCAGAGAAGTGTCACGGTTCCACAGAGATGCGTCGAGGGCAACCTCATCCTCATTCCTCTGGATAGCATCATCTATCCGATAGATCTGGAAGAGCTTGTCTTTGGCCTTGTTTCCGACAATGTCCGGGCTCGTCCCGCCCAGGCTGATCCGAGCATGAGACACACCGTCCTGCGGGGTAGACATGTCAACATGCCTGACGATATCCTTTCGGACTTTCGGAGGCACACCGGGCCGCTGCTCGATGAGCTGTCGGCCTATGTAGCCGTCCTTGTAGCGCTGCTGAAAGTCGAGAATAGTCTTCTGCATATTCTGGACGACTTCCTGGGGAATAGATGAGCCGTAATTGAGTTCTCCGACCATTTAAATCACCACAACCTTCACCTGGAAGACTTTGTAGACGTAATCAGTATTCGCAGCCAGAGCCACGGTAGATGGCAGCTCCAGAGTGATCACTGTGGATGTTTTGGACTTGACTCTGTTGAGCTGTGCGTCGCCATTCACATCTTCCAGCACTATGTAGTCGCCCTCTTTCAGATCGAGAAGAGTCATGTCACCAGACGAGAGAGTGATTGTGGAAGCGCCGACGGCCACGTTTCCGGTTGGCTGCTTGTAGCTGGTGTTTGTGATTGAGCAGTCTTCCAATGCCTGCGCCAGAGATGTTGATGTCCGAGTTTCACCGGCGTTGGTTCCCGCCTCATTGAGAACGCCCACATAGCATGATGCATCTCCGAGAGGCGCGGCTTCCAGATAGTCGCCGTCCACGATCGAGGTATTGGCCTTGGCGATCACGAGCGCATTGATGACGGCGCCCTTGCGGGCCACTCTAACGACATCAGGGACGCCCGCATTGTTGCTCGACTGATAGAATCCGTCCTTGTCGAGCACCACGCCGTTCTGAGGCTGCACTGAGAAGCCTATGATGGCGTCCGCGTTGTCGGCCATTGAACCCTTGCAGGTCCTAGCTGCAGATCTGATCAGGGCCACGCCGAAGCCCACATAGTCACCGGCGGCAAATGGGGAGATCCCCGCCGGGCCTGCATCAATGAGAGTATCTTTGAGGGCCATTTAGATCACCTTCCCCTCGGCCTTGAGCTTGGCTCTTTCCTGTTCCAGATTGAAGCCACCTGCCCCGCCTTCTGTGATGGCCCGACCCTGCAGCCCTCTGGCCTCGCGTGCCTGGATGAACTTGTCTGCATTCTCCAGCACCCACTTGGCCGGATCTGTCTGATATGATTCAAACAGTTCCTTGGCCTTATCCTGATAGCCGGGCTTGAGCTTGGCCTGGAAGGCTTCGAATACTCGTGCGGTCCGATCTGCTTCGGCTTTCTGATCCATAGCCTGTATCTTGCTCTCCAGAGCGGTGTATTTCTGCTCCAGGACGGCAAACTTTTCCATGAGAGGCTTGTTTGCCTCTTCCATTGCTTGTCTCATTTCTTCAATTTCCATATCTGCTCCTCCTGGAGCGGATGAATGTGAACAATCCTTACATTGCATATTGAACCCGGCACCGTCGTTGGTGCCGATCACGCCTTGTTTCACAAAAGAATATTCATAGAAAACATAAGGTCCGACTTCCTTGTAGTCGTACTGTTTGCGCTCACCGGTCGCAGGATCTACCCACTCGCCTTTTGCTTCTTCGAGGAAGCAACTCCAGTACAGCGAGCCGTCGTGGGGCTGGCCAGAAAGCAATGCTTCCAGCTCCCTTTGCGTGCAGTCGATCTCATAGAAGCGACTGATGGCAGAGGTCTTCAGCCCATCAGGCTTGTTCTGGATGTCAAACAGTTGCCCGATTCGGCGAGCTTCCGGATTCACTTCTTCATGATTCACTACGATAGGGACACCATGAAGCCAGTGAGATGACTGCGAAAACTCCTCATACGATCTCAGTACTCGGAATCCCCATTGCTCATAGACGCCTTCCACGAGCGGCACTGTTGGGACATAGAGTACCCCATCCTTCCGTTTGAGGGCCTGACAGTCGAAGACGATATTCATTCGCCCCTGGCCGGAGGCCCGCTTGGTAACTGCTTGTTTTTTCTTCATCTGTCGTAATCCCTCACAGCATCGGCAACAGGTGTGAACTTTCGCGGTATTCGATCCAGTGGACTCATATGTCCCGTCCGGGATCTGCCTGGCTTCGCCTGCGATCGGAGCACACCGAGAACAGAGCCGTTCGTCCGGGGTGACAATCCGATAGCCTTCGTACTCATTGGGATCGAGAACGCCTCGCTCAACTGCACTTTTTGTGCTCCAGTATCCGGCCTGTGCCGAGGCCTCACTGGTCTCGTTCACGGCGATTGTCAGAGCCCGCGAGTTGCGGAGCGCCCGACCCTTCTTCTCGACCAGCTCCCAGACTCGCTCTTCAGACAGGCCCTTCGAGAAAAGATTCTCGCTGTACTTCCTCAGTGTCTCGGCCCGGCGTTCGTCAAGGCCGACAATCTCTCTGATCTGCCTGGCCTGATTCCGGGGAGTGATGCCTGTCTCGTAGCCTTCCCGGACAATGCTCCGGATGGCCTGCTTGGTACTGGCGTCGATGTCTACTACATCCTCGGCCCCGTATTTCTCAATCCATTCCAGGGCACGGGGATCTACGTAGTCGAATTTGGCCCCGCCGGTGACCTTCCCGATGTACTCGCCATCGATGTCCAGGCAGGCCGAGAAGAGATCCTTCAGTCGCTCCTTTGGGTCGAAGTCCTCCCACTTCACACCGTTGATGACAGCATCACCGTTGGCATGAGCGGCCAGGTCTCGCTCCAGTTGCTCCCAGTCGGTCTCTTGGACTGTGACCTTGACAGACTTCAGAAAGCTTTTCTCAATGTCCTTGGCGGCGTCTGCCTGAGCTGATAGGAGATCATCGACGAATTCAGGGATGGGCATGGCCTACACCGTATTCGTTTTTGGATTGAGGACGTTACCATCGGCCCCCTTGTCACCGAAAATGCGATTATGCTGCTCGATGAGAATATCCAGCTCAGAAGGCCCACCGTTCGGCCCCGGTTCGTCTGATGGTACGGGTAGCCCTTCCAACTTGCAAAAAGTTTGAATTGTTATTGTATGTGATCGGAAGTTTTCGAGGTTTCGCTGATGCTCCTTTTCCTTATCGGCGGGCGTCCAGCTCCACCAGTTGAACTCATCCACCAGCTCGAAGCCATTCCACTCAAGCCACTGGTTCCACAGCCCCTCGTATGGCTTCCCCCAAAGCTCCCTCTCGGAGGAGATATGAATATCCAGAAGCGCCTTTGCGCCGGAGTCCGTCGAAGATATGGCCTGCTCGACCCTCTTCAGCACATTCCGCCGGAAGAAGAAGTCGCA